CAGAAGATGTTGAGATGGCGGAGCAAGCTACTGATTATGTGAATCATGTATTTGTTAAGGACAATTCTGGTTGGGAAATACTTTATTCGTGGTTCACCGATGCGTTGCTTCAGAAGAATGGTATAGTTAAAGTATGGTGGGATGAGTATCCCGAATCTACGCGAGAAGAGTACAACCGCCTAACTAACATGGAGGTAGAATCTTTACTATCTTCTCCAGATTTAGAAGTAACTGAGCATACTGAATATCTAGAAGGTGAAGAAACTTACAATGATCTAGTTGTTATAAGGAATGACTATAACGGTCGTGTAAAGATTGAGAATGTTCCACCTAGTGAGTTCCTGATTTCCAGTGAATCCAAGACTATACAAGATGCAAAGTTTGTTTGTCACCGCGTACAGGTTACACTTTCTGATCTAAGGGAGATGTACCCAGACCAAGATTTAGGCACCGAAGACTTAGGTGGTGGTGATGATATGGAAGCGTACTCTCCTGAAAGATTGGCCCGTTATGAGTATGATAAGACAGCCACCTATTGGGGAGGGCTTGATGCATCTAGTGGTTCTGATGACTCCTTGAGGGTCTATTGGCTACATGAAAACTATCTAAAGGCTGATTGGGATGGTGATGGCATTGCTGAGTTACGTAAGGTTTGTACTGTAGGAAGTAAGGTGCTAGAGAATGAAGCAATCGACAGTAAACCCTTTGTTTCTATTACTCCTATAAAAATACCTCACAAGTTCTTTGGGTTGTCTGTTGCTGATCTTGTACTCGATCTGCAATTAATAAAAAGCACATTGATGCGAAATCTCATGGACAATATGTATAACCAGAACTTTGGTAGGTATGCAGTCCTTGAAGGTCAGGCTAATCTCGATGACTTATTAACACAAAGGCCCGGTGGTGTTGTTCGCGTTAAATCACCCAATGCAGTAACTCCATTAGCTACTCCATCGTTAGAGCCGTATAGTTTCCAAATGCTTGAGTACCTAGACACTATTAGAGAGTCTAGGGCTGGTGTAGGTAAAACAACTCAAGGGTTGAATGATAAAGCACTGACCTCCCATACTACGGCTTCTGCTGTGAATTCTGTAATGACGGCAGCTCAAAGTAGGGTAGAACTTATTGCAAGACAGTTTGCAGAGACAGGTGTAAAGGATCTAATGCGAACTATTTATGAATTATTACTAAAGTATCAAGACAAAGAACGTGTAGTTATGTTACGCAATAAGTGGGTTCCTGTCAGACCTGATGCTTGGAATGATAAGACAGATTGCACAGTATCTGTTGCTCTTGGTCACGGTAATAAAGAACAACAGCTTATGCACCTTTCGGCAATGTTGACCTTTGCAGGTGATGCTATGAAGGGCGGATTAAAAATTGTCACGGAAAAGAATATGTACAATCTTGGCGCAGCTTTGATACGGAACATGGGGTTTCAGAATGTTGGTGATTTCTTAACTGATCCTGATACGGTTCCACCACAGCCTGATCCAAGAGAGCAAATGGCCCAAATGGAGATGCAGAACAAGAAGGCCGAACTTGAAATTAGAGCGGCAGAAGTACAAATAAAAGCGCAAAAAGTCCAGCAGGAAGCTGCTGAGATGCAGATTGACGCTCAACTTAAAGTCGCAGAACTTAACTTAGAAAGAGAACAGAATAGGCCGGTAGCCCTAGGATAAAATGACGCCCGAAGAACGAGAACGAGAGGCTAAGTTGCTTCTCGATAACCCACTATTTGTTGAAGCATTTAAAAAGTTAGAAGAAGAGTTGTTAGACCTCTGGAAAATGTCAGGGTCTACAGATACTGCCCAACGAGAATCTTTCTGGTTGGCAGTGAGACTGCTTGATAGAATTAAAGGCCATATACAGTCCATAGTTGAAACTGGACACATGGCTAAAGTTCTAGAAGAGCAACACCCACATATCTAGAGGAGATTTGTAATGGCGGATACGCAAGAAGCCCCGCAACTGCCGGAATCGGCACCAGGAGAGCCTGGAAGTATTAGTCAGGCTCAAAACGCACTTCTTGGTTTATTGAGTTCTGAAGAAGAACCACCAAAGGAACAAGAAGAGCAACCTTCCGAAGAAGAATCTACAGAAGAATCTGAAGATGAGCCATTGGAGGAAGCAGAAGAGGAATTAGAAGCATCTGATGAAGATGAAGAAAAGGACTCTGAGGAATCTGAAGAAGAGGTCAAAGAAGAAGAACCTGATCTTTACGCTGTCACTATTGATGGTGCGGAGCATGAGGTTACCTTTGATGAATTGATAAAGGGGTATTCTCGTCAATCAGATTACACAAAGAAAACTCAAGCACTTGCAGAACTCAGGAATAGTTTTGAAGAAGCAAAATCTCGTTATGAGACAGAACTTCCAGAATTGCAGGGACTGAAAGAGCAATATGTACGCAATCTTGGCGAAGTAATTGAAGGGTCACTGGGTGGTCTGGAGCGTTTCAATATTGATTGGAATGCTTTACGTGAAGAAGACCAGTCAGAGTATCTACTAAAACGTGAAGAATTTAGGCAAGCACAGGAACATATTCAAGGTTTACAGCACAGAAAGCAGCAAGAAGAGACACAACTCCAACAACAGATGTCTGAACAACATAAAACTTTCGTAGCAAGTGAACATGAAAAGTTAGCGCAAAACATTCCTGAATGGCGTGAAGTCAAAACTCGAACTGAGTTAGGCTCTCAAATCAGAGAGTATGCTTTATCCCAAGGATTCGTCCCTGAAGAAATAGATTCTTTAGTGGATTCACGTTCCTTTATCGCATTGATGAAGGCTATGAAGTATGATGCTTTATCAGATTCCAACATAAAGGCTAAAAAAGTAAAAAATAAGCCTAGAGTTGTGAAGTCTGGTTCGGGCACTACAAAAAAACGAGCAGCCACAGAACGTAATGCAGCTTCCATGAAACGGCTTAGAGAGTCTGGTCGCATTGATGATGCGGCTACACTTTTTGAGGATTTTGTAGAACTTTAATTAAGGAGTCATTTTTATGGCCATTGCAACAAATACTAGGACTACTTACGATGCTATAGGCATCCGTGAAGACCTAAGTAATATAATTTATAATATTAGCCCGATGGAAACACCATTTCTTTCTGGTGCGGGCAGAGGGACGTGCGACAATACGTTGTTTGAGTGGCAAACGGATTCGTTAGCCGCAGCCGCAACTAACCAAAAGTTAGAAGGTGATAACAATATGGACGCTCTGGCAGTTGCAGAGCCGGTTCGTCTGACCAACTATGCTCAGATTTCGTACAAAGCAGTTCAAACCAGTGGAACGGCAGATGCAGTAGACTGGGCGGGACGCAAGTCAAGCCAAGCCTACCAGTTAGCCAAGCGCGCAAAAGAAATTAAGCGTGATATGGAATTGATGCTACTGTCTGTTGGAGTGAAAGGTGCAGGTGCGACAGGTACGGCTCGTAAAACAGCCGGTATTCAGTCTTGGCTGGGAACTATCTCCGTAGCAACGTCAAACATCATAAATGGCGCGGTTTCTCCTGTTGTAGGTATCGTTAATAATGGTGGCAGCTCTCCAGTAGTAGGTCCAGATGGAACTACTGTTGCGGCTTTCGGTACTTCCGTAGTTTTGACAATGCCAATGATTAACCTTGCTATGGAGCGGTGCTTTGATAATGGTGGCGAACCCACTACAATTTTAGCCCCCGCTGATCTCAAAGCAAAGATTAGTTCGCTTGGTGGTTCAGTTGTTGCTGACATTCAGTCACAGGCTACGGGTGCAAAACCAACTACCGCTATCAATGCCATTGATGTTCTGGTAACTGATTTCGGTACGCTTAAGATTGTACCTAGCCGTCATATGAGAGCGGATATGTTATTCTTCGTTGACTATGATTTTTGGTCAGTTGACTATCTACGACCTTTCCAGACCGAAACTCTTGCCAAGACTGGCGACAGCGTGAAGCAGTTGATTATCGCTGAATACGGTCTTCGTGCTAAGAATGGTTTGGCAAGCGCTATGGTTATCGCAGTAAAAGATGCTTAATGATAAAATACAGTAACGCTCCTAGCATTGTTGTTGAAGATGATGTGCTTTCACCTGCTTTATGTGATCACATAATTAGCCTTGCCACAAATAAAGGGCTTGGCGACAATCTAATAAATCGTGATGGTAAGTATATCCAAGATGAGGCAAGAACCAGCAAAGGTACTTTCTTCAACTACGGTGACAATAATGTATTAGATGGTGTTATTGAAGCGTTATCCGGTATCTGTG